TTTATCTTCAATAGCGACTATCTGCCCTTCTACAATAAACTCTGGTCTATACTCAGAAGACTGAATATTGCCGTGTCTATCATAGTTAACATATAGTTTAACTAGGTCATCACCTGAGTCATTGACATAGGTGGTACCTGCTGTATAAGAAGCAGAGCCTACTGCCTCGCCTAAGTTAAAATTACGTCTTTGCCACTGATGCCTTTGCTCCATAAACTTGAATACAGGGTCGTCAGTTGGCTTTTTCGCAACTTTAGACAGATAGACGAAGAAGGGGCTTTGTTGTGGTGCGAGTTCTGCGACTCGCTCACCGAAGTTAAATAACCTCCGGTTACTATTAATAGACTCACCTTGTGGCGCTAGGCCTGCGGCAATACTATTAATGTCTGTTTGACTAGCCATTTCATAACCTCATCATCTATGACTACTCCGTCCTACCTTAGAACTTATTTCATTTCCAAGGGTTCTTGGACTGGTAGTCTGTTATTAAATCATTAATTATTGCATCCTCAGTCGACTGGTTAGTCGCCTCATTCGAGGATGGCAATACACCCATTGGAGACGGAATACTTTGTGCGTTCTTCGTTTGCTGAAAATCAGGGCTCGGAGGAGGTACCTGAGTTTGAGCTGGAGGATTCACATTCGGAGTTCCGGTTTCCAACTGATAAAGCTTCCACAAATTATCAAGGGATACTGAAGCAGGGTCAGACATTTTCTCTATGAAATCAGCGACTATGTTTTCATCAGTAACGTTATAGTTTTCAGCAATATGACTTCTAACACCTTGCATAGCTTGGCGACGCTCATTTTGAGCTCTCACTTCTGCTTGCCGGTCATTTTCAGCCTTCTGCATCTTTTCACGTTCTGCTTGTAACATAGCACCCTGATATTCAACGTATAGACGATTATACTCGTCCATATCATCTCTCCAAGATTCAACTTCATCAAGATACCTTGCTGAGTCTGAACTTGGGTCTTCTGTTGCTTCAGCCCTATTGAAACCTGAGGGCTTTTTGGGTTTATCAGGAGCATTAGGAAACTGCTCAACTTCTGGTTCTGCTGGTTCCGCTACGGCTTGCTGAGGCTGTTGTTGCCCATTCTGCATTGTAGAAATCAGTTGATTCTTCAATTCATCATTTTGTTTCTGCATTTCAGCAACTGTGTTCTTCATCTTATCAGCTTCAGATTGCCAGTACTGAAAACGAGTTGCCTCATTATCTACTGGTTGCGCTGGAGCCGATGGTTGCGCTTGTTCCTGTTCCTGTCCACTTTCTTCTGGGGCCGCTAGAGGTCTAGCCTCTTGGGGTGCCCATATGGAGTCCTGATTTTCACCACCAAAGATAGCATCTTCGATAGAGTCCGTGAGTTGCTCTTGAGCAGGAGCCTCAGCTTGAGGTTCTATTGCTGGAGGAGCATCTACTAATGGAGTGTCTATTGTTGTTTGTTCTGCCATTACTTTTTCCTGTATGTTTAGGAGCTCTTCTTCTTCTTACTGGACGAAGAGGTGTCCTTGTTCTTTTCATCCTTAGCGGCCTCTCTGACCTCTTTGGATATTTGTCCAGTTGCATCTCCAAGTCGTTTTTCAAAGAGTGTCCCAGCCGCTTTCGCTTTATTTGACTGAGAGTCTAATTCCGACTTAAATTTTTCTAATTCAGCTTTCTGCTTAGCGTGATATACTTCACGTTCTCTTGTTTGCAGGTCGCCTTCTAAATCTTTTATCTGCTCTTGCATTTCTTCAAGCTGTGATTCCAACTTGCCGATATAATCGGTTCTTTGCATTACGCCTTCAACATCGAAAATCTCTGTTTTCTTTAAGACTTCTTGTCTATCAATGATTGAATTCTTATAAGCATCCATATATAATTCTAACTGCGCATATCTATTTGTTGGTAGAGTACTACCAGTTACGACTACTACATCGTAAGCCCCAACCCCTATGTCATTTATCTTATTGATTTCACCCGTCTTATCATCCACCATCCTTTTGTTAATCATATACTCTGACATAGTCTGATTAGGATTAATTAATCTAAAAAGTTTTTCTGATTTATACAACTGTTGACACATAGGAATTGCAACTTCGCCACAGCGCTTCAATCCAGCTTCAATATCCATTAGTTTAGACCGAATCTTCCGTTGCCCAAATTCATCAAGAGACACGGTTGCCTTGTAAGTATGCGGGGCAACATCAGAATTACCCATCATTAGTTCATATAAGCCTAACTGGTGGTCAATATCATTTTTCGCTGTATTCTCATTTTGGTATAACTCGTTAGGCAACGGAGTCGGCTGTACTGGCTGAGGGGCGCCTTGGTCGAAATCGACCTCTATGGCTACTCCCGGCTGTGCCCATTTTTGCTCAAACTCCCGCATATCAACACTACCAGATGGCACTAATATTTTAACATTAGTACTAGTGGTAGCGTGAGCAATTATTAGACTTCTTGTTTTATTGATATACTCTTGCATTCCCTTTACCATTCGAACATCGCCGATAGGATAAGGTGTGCGAGTATGCTGATTCATAAACAAGACAATAGGATATTTGTCTATTGGAAGAACTCTTCCATAAAGATATTTGTCACCCATTATGACACACATCTTAATTCTTTCTTGATTAATCTTTACTACTTCTACTTGACCTTCTCTAAGGAGGTCATCTTTTGTTATTTCTTCTATTTGCGGAGGCTGTAACTGCTCCATTTGTGCTTCAAACTGCTTTTGAGCTTGTTGAGCTTCTTTTTGCTGTGACTTCTGGAGGTCTTGGAGTTGGAGTTCCATTCTTTCTGGAACCATATTCCCAAGTTGAACCTCTTCTGCAAGCTTCTTTTGCATCTCAACCATCTGGACTGCGTGTTCTTGACCCATTCTAGCAAGAGCATATTCACCTTCGGCCTGGATTTGAGCCAACTGTTCTTCGTATTCTCTCTCGTATTTTTGCGATTCCTGTTCAACGACTGACGCATCTTCAACCACTTGTCCGTTGATTTTCCATAACCTCGTCCCTTTATACTGCTCATATTCTCCCCCCTCCTGAAGTAGGTGTTCCTTCCCATTCCACTTCTCATAAACTCTATAAAGGTTTATCTGAACTTTCATATATCGTTCATAACCTCGGACATATTCATCGCTATCGCCCCAACCAGTCGCTTGAGTTTGTGTTTCAGTGTCTTCTGGGAATACTAATTCTCCGTCATCCTCTCTTCCAGTAGTAGGTCTATCAGTATATTGGTCTGATTCTGCTACTTCAATGGCATCTGAATACTTAGGATACAGCTTCATAGCTTGATTCCTAGTATACATTCTTGATATTATGATGCTTTCTGCATCGTCACCAAATCTATCCCTTGAGTTAGGGTCTATATAAAGGTCGAGAGGGTCTATATCTCTCATTACAACTTCACCCTTACCGTTATCTCTAGTAGGGTCTTGATATACAAGAAGAGCGCCAAGTCCAGTAACATAGTAATCATCGACAACATTGCGTAAAGCAGTGTCCCCATCACTAATTTGCCAGATATATTCTAACAAACCATTGAGTACCTGAGCTATCTTATTGTCACTATCTTCACGAGGAGAGACTCGGAATGAAGGTCTTTTTGAGGTTAAGAGTGCTTTGGCAGACTCAACTGCTGGATGGATTCGATTTACTACTACTGGTGCTTGGCCTCGCTCTTCTAAAGTTTCTCTCTGTTCAGCAGACCATTGCTTTCCTAGTCTAAATTCTCTGTCTTCCTGTGCGTGTGTAGCCCAACCGTCCCTTTTGCTAGAGTACATACGGAACATATCCTGTGTGTCCTGTACTAGCTCTTTATACTGCGCCTCAGATTGGGGCTCTGTGTATACTTCTATCATATCCTCAAAAAGTTGTATTTTTCCGGAAGTAACTTAGACACTACATTGTCAACCAGTCAAGTACTGTTCTAGACTTATTTTGGACTGCTTCAGGGTCAAAATCGTCTCTAGGTACTCGACAAGGTTTGTGTCCATCAAGAGCATAGTATATAGCATCTAATATATCATCGTGCTTACCCTTTGGATAAGAAAGAAACTCTTGTTGTGCCGGTAAATCTTTTGGTCTAAAATAAAATTCCCCCTTCGCTAACATAGGAACTAAGGATATTAACCTCTCACTCTTCTTGTTTCGAGGCTTTACTCCTTTTTCTAAACCCGGTATATATAAGTTTTGTTCCAACATATTTTTTCTAACAGCCTGTCGCAGAGCTTCCTGATAGCCTGTGGTCTCCACTTTCATCCTCTTTGGCCTGTATTTCTTGAAAATCTCAATAATAGTGTCTGGCTGAAGAGCTGGATTAATCTTATCCCGAAATATATCGAGAATATACTTATTACCATCAGCATCAACAGCAATCGTGGCAATAACAAAAAAGTCAGAACGAGCAGTGAGTGAACTAGCTGGGTCAATTCCTGAATATAATTCGACTGGTATAATCTCTTTTTGTCCATTTATTGTCCTAACTAGGCACGCTTGCCCATTAATTCGTTCAAAACCATAGTGGTGTAATTTAATATATTCTGGTTTAAAGGGTGCGTTATCCGGCGCTTGGGCCTCATTCATATATTCTTGGAAGAATCCATTAAGATTCCCAACCCCCTCAAACTCTTGCTTGATAGAATCAATCCTTTTCATAGGGAATCGTTCAGGCCATATAGAGCTACCATCCTCTTTTATTATAGCATACCAAAGAACTTTCCACGCTGGAGACTCTTTTGCCCAATATAAGAAACAATCTTCTGAGATTACCGTACCAATCATTACAATTCTACCATCATCTGATAGAGATGGGATAACAGCTTCAGTCATCCACTTACGGTTTTTAGCCCTAGCTTCGGGTGTATTAGCGTTTAGCTCAGATTCGAAGTCATCAACAATAATAAGATTAGGACGAGTATCGCCCTCAATAAATCCACGAACCCTTTGGCCTGTCCCAACAGCAATTATTCGTGTTCCATTTGAGAGTATGATATCATTCCCAGTCCATCTTTTAGCTGTGCTAGGCCCCATATCCCCGAAGAGTCTTCTGTAAGTACCCGAATTCTCGAGATGGTACTTAATCCGTGAGAGGAAGTTAATCGACTGCGTTTGGCTTTCGGAAATGATAACAATAAACAGGTCTTCGTCGTCGGGTTTAAATGCGGCACGCCAGAGGGGGAGTATTAAACTCGATACAGTAGATTTAGCAGTACCACGAGGAGCGGCAATAAGAACTCGGGGTACTTTCGGATTTTGGAGATTACGGTAGACCTCTGTATGAAAAGGTGGAATTTCAGCCTTAAGAGCAGTGGGAAAGCAGATTTTCCCAAAGAGTCCCATAGAGCGATAAAACTTCTTAAGCGTTTGCTGTAACTCATAGTTAGCCTCGTAGTCCATACTTTTGCTTCTTCTTGTTGTAAGCCTTCTTAGCCGCTTTTTTCTTCTTGTTCGGCCTCTTCTTTATCGTTTTGCCCAATTTCAACCTCCGTTTGTTGCGCTAGTAACTTACGCTCTTCTTCTGCAATATCGCCAATTAATCTTTTTGTCTCGACTGCCTCCAGAGACTGAGTAGTAACAGTCTTCTGTTTATCGTTCATACCGTGTAAATCCATTAATTTCTCAGCGGCTCTCATAAGATTGGTAATATCTTTCTTGTTCTTAGCCATCTCTATAGTGTCATTTAGTAACTCCATAGTAGCATCTTGGGTCAAACCGTGTCCCATTAATAGCTCTTGTAGTTCTTTTCTAACCATTGACTTGAATACCTCCGATTTCATATGGCGTTTCCATTTTCTATTCTCTTGTGGGGTTGTTGAACCCAAAGCCATATCTATTGATAAATTATAGTCCATTGTCTGAGCATAAGCCATTGCAAGGTTTTTCATCTTATCTTGGCCTGCTCTAACCTCTAATTGTGACTTTCCACTTAAAGTGTGGGGGGTTTTTCTCCCCATAGCGTTTAATTTAGTGTTTTTATACTTAGGTTGAAACATATGATATCCCCAAGGGAATCTGAGGTATACGCTATCAGAACCTGATGCTTTATGGGGGTAGGTCTTCTTAGAAATCACCAAAGCAACTATCTCATCGTCTGAGAGGGCATATTCTCCAGCATCTACTTCTTTCCAGTGTTTATATGGGATATTAGACTTCTCAGCCTCGTCCTTGGTATAGATACTGTACCAGACCTTCCCTGTTTTGTGATTTACAGGTATTTGATACATAACAAGAAGAACCTCTTAAGGTATATTCTAATCCAAATTATTGTTAACTCAGTCAATAATTTCAAAGTGTACCAAATCGTCGAAGCCGTTATCCTTGGTAGTTCTTTGTTCTTTTCCACTCATTACATCCTTATCTAGGCTTGGAGATGACCAATCCCCTCCCCATCTTACATTAACCCCCAACTTTGCGGCGATTCCCAAAACCCAACCGCCCAAATAATGGAAATCATCACGAGAATCCCAATCAATGGGATAAGGAGCAATATCCACAGCCTTTCCAGCAACGTGTTTACCAAACTTTGTCTTGCTCTTACCCTGTTTAACCAGTTCATTCTGTCTCTCCTGACTTCTCAAGCCCTCAATTACTGTAATATCGTAGTATTTTACTACTTCATTTAAAACATTTACTAGTTTTGTGTCGACTCCTTTGAGTCTTTCCCTACTTCTTTTCCCGAATTTTGGCATTTCTTGTCTCCTGTGTATAAAATGCTGGCTACATCAACAGATAAGTACCCAACAAACTTAACTTTAGGGTTATTATTGGAAAATTCTGTCGTTGTAGGCAGTTCTTTCCAATCCCACTTAAATTTATGGTCTTTTTTAACTAATTTGCTACAATTAAATACATATATACTATAAAACGACCCTTGGTCTACGGCAGAAACATAAAGAAACTCCTTATTTTTAGCCTTTGCCAATGCAATATTGACATCCATCTTGTCGTGTTCGATTAAAAACTCATTATACCAAGTGTATCTAGTCTTAATCTCCATAATATAGTCAGAATCTTCAGCGTCATAGCGTGAAAACTCGTCTTCTACTAGTTCAAATGTACGATTAGACTCTTTATTTATGATTTCTACCACATCAGACTCGGTTACTCGGATTCCTTTACCCGTGGGAGTTTGCGCTTTGACTTCTGTATACCAGTCAGTGACCGCCTTGTAGAGAGCCTCCCGATTCTGTTTATGGTTGAAACCTGTTATCTCAGCCATATCAGCGTAGAGTAACTGGTAATCCAACGTATAATCATCGGTAAGGTACTTATTATACTTAGTCAAACTCAAGGATAGAATATTAAAAACTGACAGGTTACATTAATATCGGGGCTAATCTTGTCTTCTTTGATGACGACTTCCTGTGATTTACCCTTCCACCTAAACTTACGCCACATAGATACACCATTCTCATCTCTCTGACGCCATCTAGTGCGTGTATGGGGCTTTCTGTAGTATGTAACTTTTGGAAATAAAACTGTCATCTCATCCCTTACTGCTAGTAGTACTGCGAGTTACTATATTCCTTGTTATAATCAACGATTAGTTCTCTCAGTTGTACTGCTAGTATACTACCATTTCTACTATACGAGTCAAGGGCTTTTCAAAAATATTATAAAAAAATAACAAGAAAACGCTTTTTAAAAAAATATTTTAGACTGGGAGAGCGTGATATACACTGCACCCGTCCCGTTCAATTTTCACGGGGTGGGGTTCCAACTTCGTTGAAACCGCTAGTACTAGCAGTTAGTCCCAGCCTTACAGTGTGGGTTGCCTCACTGACGGCTATGCCACTCCCATAGGCCACTAACAACTAGTACTTCACTCCCCACCTCGTGCCAATCTCCGTGCCGTTGGTGCGTGTGCCCGCTCTATCTATGCAGATATGATGTTTCACTTCTGCGTTTTCCATAATCGCAATCTCTGTATTGCAAGCAATAAAGGAGGCTATTATGCCACGCACTTCAAAAGCAACTCGAGGTACCGTCTCGAATACTTTCAAAGGTTCCACCAACGCCCGAGGCGAATTTATCCACGACACCGACCCTGTAACGGGTAGGTGGGTTAAATCCAGCAACCTCAAGGTCGTTGCACCTGAAGGCTATGTTATGAAGAAGACACTCTCCAGTGATGTTATCACGGGGTTTACTTCTACATACCCTGACCTACAGGTTGAATCCAACACCGACTACATCCTTATGTCCCAGAATACTCTGGATGCTAATGATGAAAAGGGTCTCGACCCAGCCGTTGTTGGTTTCTACAAGCCCATACGGTCTGACTGTCTATTACCATAGGCAGACATCCAATAAGCCTTGTGCTTCCCCTACATCTGTAGGGTTTTATTACACGGAATGAAATTCAGCAAGTCAATAAGTCCCCACAGGTGATAGCGTGGGTAGACTAGATATCAGGGTAGGACTACCAAGATTTCTTATGGCTTCTGAGTTTCATT